TATGAAACCGGTTGTTGCGTGCGTTGATTGTATGGTATTTTGCGTCGAGTTACTCCACGACGTAACCATATCCAAAGTTTGGTTATTTGCACTCAAATTTGAAGCGAGTATCTTTTTGAGTTCATTACCTGTGCTGTTTACGTAGACGTAAGTTGGCTGTGCATAAACTTCCTCTGCGTTCGGAATATCATTCGAACGACCAACACCCGTAACAAGAATTTTCTCACCGGATTTAACAACTATACCAACGTTTTGTATTTTATCCGTGTTATTAAATGGGACTGTATTCATTAACCCACCGGGTGTGGTGTTACTTACATAAAGTATTTCACCTTTTTGAAAATTCGTGTCAAACGTCATACCAAACGTACCAAAAGTAACGACGTGTCCGTTATTGTTTTGGTTTATAGAACCATCCATAACAATACCTATAGCAGGCATGGTTGAAGCACTCGATGAATCCGCTTTTCTTACTTCGGGTGTATCTCCCGAACCATCGTGTATATAAACAACATCACCTTTTGAAAGTGCTTCACCCGCTTTTACTTCTATGGAAGTAAAATCTATATAATCGTCTATCCAGTTCCCATCGATATAAAGTAAACTTTTATGGTCGTTTGGATCCGTTATGATGACATTCGATAATTGATTTAACTTAACTTCGACGTTAGACGTAAGATCTGTCGTAAACGCCGTGTGTGCGTTTGTAAACAGAACCGTATTTGATGTCGTATTACCCGCATCCGTAACTTGTTGAAGAGTGACGTTCGAGAGAATACCACCGTCACCTTTAAAGAACCCGGACGTTGTTTCTATATTATTTGTTACGTATACATTATCTGCAATGACATTGCCATAAAGTGTAATCACGTCTACATTATTACCAATAACATTACCCGTTAAAGTAACAACATCTACATTATTACCAATAACGTTACCGTTTAGTGTAATGGCTGTTAGTTCACCCGATGTAAGTGTTATATTATTCTGTGCTATTATGTTACCGTAGACGTGTAAATCTATTACGTTCGCCAAATCGGGTGTGATTTCGGTATCTAAAGAATTGTTTAGTGTGTAGCCGATCATTATTTCTTTTTCGTCGCCTCTAAAAGTTACAGTTGGACTCGCATTACTGTTGGGTTGTTTCATGATAATACCAATATCTGTCGATGTTTCAGTGTTATTGTTTGCGAGACTTATAACGGCATCTCCGAAAGTTGTATTTATTGTATCAATTGTTGTTGTCGTACCTTCGACGAGGAGGTTACCTTTTACGTGTGCATCTTTTTGTACGGTAATATAGTCTGTTTTTGTGTAATTCGATACGTTTACGTTCCCCGTAACTTCGACGACGTTTGACCCTAGTGTATCTATAATAACATTCGAACCAATCAAAGCTTTTCTCGAAGTAAACGTGTTCCCCGTAACTTCGATGACGTTAGATCCTAGTGTATCCATAACAAGGTTCGACCCAACTAATGCTTTTCTCGAAGTATACGTATTGCCCGTAACTTCGACGACGTTAGATCCTAGTGTATCCATAACAAGGTTAGACCCAACTAAAGCTTTTCTCGAGGTATACGTATTCCCAGTAACTTCGACAACATTAGATCCTAAAGTATCTATAGTAACATTCGACCCAATCAAAGCTTTTCTCGAGGTAAATGTGTTCCCCGTAACTTCGACGACGTTTGACCCTAACGTATCTATAGTAACATTCGACCCAATCAAAGCTTTTCTCGAGGTAAATGTATTCCCCGTAACTTCAACGACGTTAGACCCTAGTGTATCCATAACAAGGTTAGACCCAACCAAAGCTTTTCTTGAGGTATACGTGTTCCCCGTAACTTCAACGACATTAGACCCTAACGTATCTATAGTAACATTTGACCCAATTAATGCTTTTCTCGATGTGAACGTATTACCGGTCACAACTAATATATTTGAACCTATATCGTCTACGAATAAGTTCGAACCAACATCTAACGTGTGTATACCATGCGTATTCTGTATACCAACATTACCGTTCGTGATCAAAGCTGGGCCATTTGCATAGTTAAACTCAACTGTTCTAGAAGCGGTTGTATTACCTTGTAAAACGATATTGTTTAAATTCAAGTTTGAAAGAAAATAGCTATCACCATGGTAAAATGCCGCACTTACGTTACCCGTGGTACTAAATGCGTTTATGGATGCAGTTGGGTTTTGTAAAAACGTAGTCGAACCTAAACTTAACCCCGTTATAGTTGGATTGTTATTAGCAATACCAATATGATCTAATGTAATCGAATCTGTATCTATTCTACCCGAAACCTGAATTTGATTAGTTACACTAGAATCTATTAAAACAGAAGGACCCACGCGTACTTCACCTCCTTCAGTTACATGAAATTGTGAACCTACATCGAGTGCGTGTGTAGGACTTGTATTATGTATACCGACATTACCAGTTGTTACAAACGCGGTCGTATCATTTATAAAACGAACCGTATTTGATGTAACGTTATCATTATTCGTCGCGTATTGTAAATTAATCGAGAAAAGATCAACCGCGGGTACATTCGAATCTATAATTTCCTTGGTTTCTGTGTTATACGTTAACATGGTTATATCCCTGGATGTTATATCATCTTCTTGACGAAGTGGTGTCATGTAAATACTCCCTGAACCTGATGTATCTATAGCTGTATTTGAAGCATTGAATACGATCGTGTTTTCGCCCTGGTCGTCCGTAGCGTGTTTACCAAACCGGATTTTGGTAGACCGCTCGATGGTCGGTATGTTTTTAACCATTTAATATAGGTACGTATTTTAATTTGCGTAAATGAGGCCGGCCATACCATTTTCTATACGAAGTATGTTATAGTTTACGGCATATATAGGATCATTTATGACCATGGTCTGGCTAACCACCTTTGCTGAATCTAAACGACTAAAATTGAGTGTTCCCGTCGGCTGGAGTGAACTTGTTGATAAACAAAAACAGTATAAGAAGAAATCTGGTGATGTGACGAAATTTGTATGGTAATAGTTCATAACATCTATGAAATGCGGTTTCGCCCATTTAAAATTACCAATATCTAACCCGTTTATTTCGATTTTAATTTTATTTGTTGTAGACGTTAAAGCACCTTCAGTTGTTGTATCTGAAGATGCAATATACTTAACTGGGTGGTTAAACGTCAATTCTTGAACTAATTCATTGGATGGAATACTTTTTTGAACCTGTGTAATAATTAAATCATGGTTACGGGAAACGAGATTACCGCGTTCTTCATTGTCTAAATAATAATAGTTTGAATAACATTCAAAGTTATAGTTACCTGCATCCGGGCCCCAGTATATACGTAATTCTACGTTATGGTAATGTAAAGAGACTATGGGTAAAGCACACTGTGGACCTTCACAAAAAAAGAATCTAAATGGATAAAAATACGAGCGTGCGCTTACACCTGGGTGTGTACCTATAGCACTTTTTGATACGTTCGTTGCAAATGTATCAATAGCTATTTTTTCGGTAAAGATGGCATCTTGTGTATCTATGACCTGACCACCAATAAGAAGTTCGACTTTATCGATAAGTGTATCCCAGCGTTGAATATCGAGTGCTTGTGCGTTATTATCTATAGTAAGGTACGTATACCCTAATAAATCCCCTGTTCGGTCAAACCGAATAGATGACATGGAATTACCTTTCACAGCCCCTTGTATTGTCTGTTGTTCGACGGACTGTGAAAAGTTAGAATGCCTTTTAAACGTTGATGTAAAAAAAGATATTTCTGGTTCACCCATAATGTATTCATCTTGAGCACCTATGGCGATGAGTTGAACAATACCAGAAGACATTTATAATAAGAAAAGTTTAAAAATATGCGTTATTTACTGCCCTGTAACGAATGGTAAATTTTTTTGTTTACATACGAATTTAAAAATAAAAAAGTTATCATCTGTACCCTGTATAGTATTACCATCTTGGTTAAATAATGTAAATGTTAATCGGTCTATTTTTCGTATAGGTGTTGAATATTGTTGAACGACTGGGTAGTTATCTTTGAAAATAATTTGCGATACTGTGCCACCACCACTTATCAAACTTCCAAATGAGTTGTTTACTTTAGATATAACTTCCTGATTTTCATACCCATAAATATTTGATGTTCTTTGTGAATAATTCGTATCGAGTTCGTTCACAGAAATATAACAAACGTTAGAATTTGTAGTTGTAATTTGTGCAGCTACAAGTCTCGCCTGAACAATATTTTCTAGTGTTTGTTGAAGATGAACAGTAAACGTATTCTTACTTAACTGACCTATAGTATCAACTGTAATCGTATGATACTCGTGTTCGAAATCAGGTAAAGATGACTGACTAGTCACTAAAGCCATTTATATATACCGGAGATTTTACTTCATCTTATAACCCGCTTGTTCCTGGACGAGTTTTTGGCCGTTGCATACACCACCAACACTATTCGAATAGTAAGCGGTTTTCAAACATTCTTCCGATGATGGAATGTCAAACAACGAACCCGTGTTTACAGTTTCGATTTCAATTTCTTTGCCCTGGTATCCACTGGTACGAAACATCGTGAGGACACACAAAAGGAGTACGACTATAAGCATAGCTCGAAGAGTATTTTTGTTAGTGGAGTTAAGTTTCATTTATATTGAAACAACATTTTTTATAAAGTGCGTTAAAGAGAATAGAATAGTTTCAATATAAAGAGTAATGGACGGAGAGATTATTCTTGATCGTAGAGATACAAATATCATGAAACTTGATGATAACGAACAGGCTTTGATGAATGAAATAGAGATTGAAGTTCCTAGATCTCAGCCTGTGAAAAAACAAATTACGCGTATGAAGACGCAGTTTACGCCACCTCAACCACAGGTGTTTCAGGAAGACATGGATTCATTTGTTAATCCAAACAAACAAACACCCCAGTCGGCACCGGCTATTCAGGAAGAACCAGTCGACTATGGTGAATACGAAGATGACGAACCTGAGATGGACTACGGGGGAGGAGGTGGTGGGTATGCCATGGAGGAAGAAGAAAAACCATCCCCTGGTTTTAAAACAATAGACGAAGAGAAAGCCGATTTAGTTAATAAACTCGGACGTTTGGAAAAAAAGGGGTTTACTGTAAACAAGCGTTTGAATGTTTATTCCCCTATAGATGAACTTAGAAACGAAGTTAAGCGAATTACATATAGTATAGATGTCGATAAATCAATTAAGTTTTCGAGACGTATGCTTATCGCGTGTACGACAGGTCTTGAATTTTTAAATAAGAAGTATAACCCATTTGAGATTCAACTCGATGGATGGTCTGAAAATGTTATGGAAAACGTCGACGATTACGATGAGGTTTTCGAGGAGTTATACGTGAAGTATAGAACAAAAATGCACGTTGCACCAGAAATCAAACTTATTATGATGCTTGGTGGTTCGGCGATGATGTTCCATTTAACGAATAGTATGTTTAAATCCGTCATGCCAAACATGAATGACGTGATTAAACAAAATCCGGGACTCGTTCAGAACATGATGACCGCGGTTCAGAATACGGTTCCAAAATCTCAGCAACAACAAACACCTGAAACCGGTGAACGACGCGAAATGCAGGGACCCGGTTTCGACATTTCGAGTCTTATGGGTAACATTATGATGCCACCAACACCACCTATGAATACGACGAGTATTGCACCACAGGAACCACCGAGTGTAGACGACGATGACGACGACGTTTCGGATATAGCTGAAGCTCCAACGGAAGAAGGTGAAGGTGAAGACGGCGACGTTCGTGAAGTGAAAGTTTCTCAGACCAAGGGTAAACGCGGGCGAAAGAAAAAGTCAGTCGAAATTAATTTGTAAAATATAGTATAAATGATAGGTTATTGTCCCTTAGACGAAGATCCTATTGAAAGACCGAGGCCTTCACAACAGGTATCAGTCCCAGTCCAGGAGAATCGCAAAAATTCTACTGGTAGAGAAGAAGATACCGAGTGTAATTACGTCGTGTTGTTTTTCATTGCGGGTGTTGTAGCTCTCGCGATAATGGATTCGCTTCCGAGAAAGTAAAAGTAAAAAAACTTTCTACCATTGTGACTTTTTCCAGAATGGTAAAAATGGGTTCTTTATATTATATTATATAAATAAATGTCGGTTGGTTCTTCACCGGATTTATATAATATATTAAACACTATACTTCAAGATACGGCGCCTCATAGTATGTCTGAGTTGTATAATATAACTTTTACAGATGGAAGTTCATCAGTTTCGTCCGGTGAAATAAGTTTGCTTAGTTTTAAGGATAAAATTATTTTTCTTGCCGTTTTGTTGGTATCTAAAGGTCTAACTGGTAGTCAGGGTTATACAATGAATACAATCGTACCAACTAAAGATATGTATCAAACGAGTGGACGGACAATTCCAAGTGGGTATAATCCCTCTTCGGGGTCTCTAACCCCATCTGGTAACCGGTACTATTGGAATGACTGGTCTGGTGATAGATTTGATGGGTGGGGTGACTTTTACATCTATAATCCATCGACGAACTCGGCGACTTACATATCATTTGCTAGTATGAATGGTCCAGATGGAACTGTCTATACCGAAACGCAGACGCATCACAGTAAAACATTTACTATAAAGCATGGTTGGGTCGCCCAAGGTATATTTAAACTTGATGTTCAATGTAATGATACTAGTTTTGAGTTTTCTATTGGTACGTATGGTAATATGGGTTCTGATTCAAGTACACAGAATACAGATAGACAATATTCTGCGTCTTGGGGTACATTAAGTTATAATTATAACAGTCAAAGTGGTACAAGTGAATGGTTCTATTCACATTGTATTCCCAAAGTAAAAGCTTTTAACGATGGTATTACTTTATCGAGAGGTACTTTTACATCAAACTTTAAAACTAGTGTATATAGTAATGACAACCTCGCGTTGTGGACAGAATCACTCACGGTGGGTGCAACGTTTTATTTTGTGAAGGGTTCTAATAGTTCAAGTGGTGCAATGTATGACTGGGTAGCAAATGATATCCAAATGAGGTGACAAATCTAGGCATTTTGGGCAAAAAAAAACGTTGTTTTCTTCTTTCTCGTCTCTAGCTTACACTCTCACCTATTTTCATCTTTGAGTTTTAAAATTTATGTCTCGACCTCGAGCCACAGGGCTCTTTTCGAGCGAAGGTGGACCTATAAATGCTATTCTAAATGATTTTATTAGCGTTTAAATTTTAGTTTTTTGTGGTTCATCTTCTGTTACAATATCTAGTGTATCAGTATTTAAAGTTTTAGACGATTTGACTTAATTTATTTTCAAGTGCTTTTATTTTCGAGTTAAGTTCTTTTATAGCTTCTACAAATATACCTGCCATGTTCCCGTAAGCTATACCGTATCCAGTTTTTTCTGTGCCAGATACAGCTTCCGGTAACACTTCGAGTAATTCCTGAGCAACTAAACCCGTGTATGCTATACCATCTTTTTCATACGTGTACCCATTTATTTTTTCTATTTTAGAAACTGGATCTTCTATAGTTTTAAGATTTTTCTTATTTCTAACGTCTGAATATGCAGTAACGTTTCCAGTTGCATATATATCGCCTATTACGTGTAAGGGGTGGGCTGGTGACGATGTTCCTATACCAACATTACCATTATTATAGTATATATCTGAGCCTGAGGTTGTCCATACACCACCTCCACCTCCACCAGAAACTGTTGTCCACGTTGGTGCACTACCCGCTCCACTCGACGTGAGCACCTGACCAGATGTACCTACACTACCATTTACACTTAATTCACCCGTAAAGTTTATATCACCCGCAACATCTAAATGGTATGCTGGGTTTGTAATTCCTATACCGATGTTCCCAATATTATAATATATATCTATCGACTTATTAAATTTTAATTCACCAATTATCACGGAACCAGGACCAGGATTTTGTCCACCGCCAGTTCTTTCAACACATATTCTAAAATATGAATACGCGACTGATGTACTAAACGAGATAGTTGTATATTGTCCGTCGGTATATGTTTGTCCCGTAAAGCTATGTATTAAACTCCACGTCGAACCATCCGTACTTCCCAAAATTTTACCCTCGGTCGGAGCGTGTGAACTTCTAGTATCCTGAGGTGCAATTTTTATTGAATCTATGGCTATACTCGTTGGAACCTGTAACTGTATCCACTCGCCATATACGGTTGTACTCCCGTTATATGTTGTCGAAAAATTACCAGTATAAGTTCCAGTCGGAGACCCTGTATAATACCAGTCTGCACCCGTCCATCCCTCCTGCCCTATGACATTATTAAATGCGGTATATGCGTCACCTGATATCGTAAACGAACTGGCCGATGCTACATATCCACCTGAACTTGAGGAAGTCATCGTAACAGTTGGATGTGACGCGTCTGTACCTGTTTGTGTCCAATTTGTCGTCCAAGTTGGTGCACTACCCGGTCCACTCGATGTAAGTACCTGTCCAGATGTACCCGCACTGCCACTTAAATACATGGTATCACTAAAATTTGTTGTACCATTAAAATTTGTTGTACCATTAACGTCAAGATCATAATTCGGTGCTGTAGTTCCTATACCTACGAAACCTGATATGTAGTATATGTTTGAACTTGATTGTGTCCAATAACTACTACCACCTCCACCAGAAACTGTTGTCCAATGCATTGCACCTCCACCACTCGATGTGAGTACCTGTCCACTCATACCATGGGAACCATTTACACGTAAACCGCTTGATATATTCATACCACCTAATATCGATAATCCTTCGTTGGGTGGTCCTTCGTTGTAAAAGTCGGGGCCAGTGTTATAATCTGGTACTGCCACACGGAACCTACCATCGTGTGCGATATAAATTTTAATATTACCAATAAGGTGACCATACATACCATCACCACCTAAAGTATGACTACCTGATATACTTCCATACTCACTTGCGTTAACTGCTTGATTAACTACCCCAAAATAACAAAAGCTTGGGAAATACCCTTGCATGTCTGTAACTATTTCGTTTGCGGTTAAAGATTGTAATACACCGTTTATCCATAATTGTGTACTTGCTGTACCTTGAGTGGCGCTAGTTCCAGCTGTATTATTTACTTTAACACATACGTGGTACCATACATTTTGATTAAACGTATAATTTACAGTATATTCAGCTTCCGCGAATACGTATTGAGGCTGTATACCAACCGCCTGACCGGGTGTATACACGACTTTGAATCCCGAACTTGTAATTTTATGACCGTATCCAAATGTGGTATGTCCATAAGAGGTAAATACTAATTTTCCACTCGTCCCAAATGTACTTTGTGCATAATCTTTTAACATAAACCAATATGAGACTGTATATATACCAGACAGAGCCCCGTTCGTAGTATCACCTGTAATGGGCTCTCTTGTTGCATGTATATATCCCTGTGCATACGATGTACTCGTTCCAAAATATAATCCTTTATTTACATCATCATATGTAACCGTATTGTATAATCTCATTCGGTCCTCTACAGTATAGCCACCGTCGTCTTTAGTAAAATGAGCGTTACGTTTCTTACTATCACACATTACGTAAGGTATATTTGAAGTATTTGTATTCTGAATACAAGTACTCGTCATGGTATTATAACAAGACGATAAACCATCTGTAATTAGATTTGAAGATATTGGATTGTTTATGTGAAGTTTTCCATTTTGTATACTCTGTGTACCATCTATAACCAGTCTATGGTTTATGAGAGGTGGTGCTTGTGCATTTGCATTTGCATTTTGTTTATGAAAATCGGAAGCTTCTACGGCAGCAGTATTCCCTAAATTCCAATTTTCCTTGATGATATGGTCAGCATATTCAGGTATACCTATACCTACATTACCTATACCCGTTAAGGTTAATCGAGAATAAACCGCGGAAGCTTCTTTAAGATATTTAGACCATAATTCAGCTACCGGACCCACCGCGTTGTTATAGGAACGAACATAAAGTGGGTGATTTTCAAATGTCATACCTTCTAAAATAACACTTGGTGATTTAAGGCGTATTCTGTCAGGACCCCTGGAATTAAGACCTCGAACGTGTCCAGATTTAAACAGTAAGAGTTCGGATAAATTATCATCACCAGTATATTGTGGTGTATTTATGATTTGTGACCTAAAAATACTATGTTCATCTTTAGTATTCTCAAAATTTATATAACCTGGGACGAAACCCGCATTCGAATCACTATCTATGTATGATTTATCACCACCTACACTCAAAAAACGTACTTTTAAATCACCGCCTATTGTCGTTGTCCCTAAAATTTTTATTGTAGGTGCGAATCTTGTAAATGAAAAAACTGTACGTCCTGTATATGTAGTTCGATTAACACCCGTTGGTCTATTCTCATTTCCTGTAAAATATCCATGCCACTTATATTTTGAAGAAAATAAACAAAATTCCCCGTTTTTCGACATAGATGTAGGTAATCCACCTAACGAGTATAGATTGATTGTTTCAGTATAATTTGTATAATAAAGACCATTCCAATCCAATATACAGAAACTCTTCGGAGAATCGATTGACGTCCAGCCATATAGGTCCTCCCAAGCCAATGTCTCTTCTATACTTGTGTTTCCTGTAACTATACGCGTTCCATCGTATTGCATAAATAAAAATCCAGCAAATGCATCAATTTCACCTGTAACCGGTTTACCTGTTAACCATTTATAATATGTATTATTTGTCCACTCGGCTGAAAAAAAACACTGTCTACCCGGAGCTGAAACTGCTATAAAAGTACCGTCTTTGTTTATAGCTACACTATACCCAAAAGCTGGATTAACGGGTGTTTTAGTACCACCATCGACCGCATATTTATCAGTAACATTTTTTATAGTTGTATAACCTTCTACATAGGCAGGACAATCCGTATAGTCGAATGGAAGTGATCTTTGAGTCCATGTACTCGCGATTAAAGGATCTTTTTCGTACACGTATGCTATACCATTACCATAAGCATTGGTACCATAAGGGTAATAATTACCCGGACCACCGGCTATAACAACTTGACCATCTGCTGAAAGTTTACACGAAAACCCGAAGTTATCTGAATGTGTTATAGTTTTTAAAAGTGTTGCCGAAGATCCATTTGGCCAAGACCATAACTCAATTTTATGGTCACCTGCTCTACCAACAACGAATAACGAATCATCATCACTTGCCACGTCTACATCTGAACCGTAATGTATAGTACCAGGATCAGAAGTTCCTAAATAACTATTACTATTCCACCCGTTTGAACGCTGAGTCCATGACGTTCTAGAATTATTCTGTGCATCAAATACATAAGCTCTATTATCTCCCGGTGCACTTACTATAATAGTATCCCCCGGTGAATCCATGGCGATTTTAAATCCAAATAAACTATTTGAGTTTCCTGGATTGGAAATTGTCGTTGCGTATTTAGTTGTGTACGAATTACTTGTATAAACTAAAACCCTATCAGATGAACCGATCGCAAAAACTGTACCTTTATTATTTTGACACGAAGATATACCAAAATTAGTTGTACCAATAGCGTTTGCATCTGTTAAATTATCATAATGTTCTGGAATAAGCTGGCTGACTAATTCCTGTGTAGCCATTTTACTAATATAATAAATAAATTAAAAAAAGAAAATTAAAACGGGTCACCGTTTATGGATTGTTTAAGACTTGACTGTTGTCCAAAATTTATAATCGTGTTATTTCTTTCACTTGTAATATTAATACCAGTTATGTTACGCCCATTTCCTCTAAAACCGCCTTCCGATGAAGTGTAAATATCACCCGCGACTGATAATTTATAATTAGGGTTTGTATTAGATATACCAACGTTACCCGTTGTATAATATATATTTAAACTTGACTGTGTCCAATAACTACTACCACCACCTCCACCAGAAACTGTTGTCCACGTTGGTGCACTACCTGGTCCAGTCGATGTAAGTACTTGACCAGATAAACCTGCACTACCATTTGTATATATTGCGTTTGTAAAGTTTGATGTACCTGCGACGTGGAGTTTATAATTTGGATTTGTTGTTCCTATACCAACGTTACCATTAGTATAGTATATAGATGAACCTGACTGTGTCCAATAACTACTACTAACTGTTGTCCACGTTGGCGCACTACCCGGTCCACTCGACGTGAGCACCTGACCAGATGTACCTACACTACCATTTACACTTAATTCACCTGTAAAGTTTATATCACCCGCAACATCTAAATGGTATGCTGGGTTTGTAATTCCTATACCGATGTTCCCAGTATTATAATATATGCTCGATCCCGATGTTGTCCAATAACTACTACTAACTGTTGTCCACGTTGGCGCACTACCCGCTCCACTCGACGTGAGCACCTGTCCAGATGTACCTACACTACCATTTACACTTAATTCACCCGTAAAGTTTGACGTACCTGCGACGTGAAGTTTATAGTTTGGATTTGTTGTTCCTATACCAACGTTACCATTATTATAGTGTACATTCGTACCTGAAGTTGACCATACAGTACTACTAGTACTACCACCAGAAACTGATGTCCAAGTTGGTGCACTACCCGCTCCACTCGATGTAAGTACTTGACCAGATGTACCTACACTACCATTTACACGCAATTCACCTGTACTGAGTATTGCTAATCTTTCTGAATCTGATATACTAAAGGTAAGGTTATTATTACCTAAAGCTGATAAACCTCGTGATTTTATAAAACCGTCGGCTATTATGACTTGATCCGGTGGACCTTCGTTGTATAGATCAGTGGCCGTGTTATAATCCGGTACAACTCTCTTACCTGCGTAACTACTACCATCGGTAGCTATATAATGTTTAAAGTTACCAATTGCATAATCACTTGTACCCGGATACCCTGTTTGAAAACCTGCACCTCCAGGTATGTTACCAAAATATGCATCGTCCATAAAAGTTACGTAATAGCGAGTTATGGTACCATAAACAACAGTATCCCATAAATCAGTGACACCTACTCCTTGTGCAGTTAGAGTTTGTGATATACCATTTATCCATAGTTGTGTGGTCGCCGTACCACCATTACCCGGTGTATTATCGTATTTAACGCATATATGATACCATTTGTTCTGATCAAATGTGTAGGATGTTAAATACGTACCATAACTTGGTGCGTTTGTATATTTTATCATAAAACTCGAAGATGTAACTATATGGGAGATACTATCACTAACGCCAGCGTCTGGGTTTTTTTGACCAAATATCATATTATTGAAAGAGGTCTGTGATTTTAGTGGCATAAACCAATATGATATTGTATTTATACCTTGGTTAACAACTCCTAGTTGATCACCGGTTATAGGGCAATATACTGACATAAGTCTACCGTTTGCATAATCAATATGACTTGAATTAAAAACTAAAGCTTTATAGGTATCATTATACGCCGACCCTCCTGAACTTAATGTTAAATTTAATTGGTATCTATGCTTTGTCGCAGTGTAAGTTTTATTATAAAATTGCCACCACGGATTTCTTTCGTGTGCTTCATTTTTACAATAAGTAGTACCAGTTTCCTCGAAAAAACATTGTTTAGACATGGTATTGTAATGTGTAGATAAACCATCAACTATTACATTAGACGATTCATAACTGTTTATAAAAAGTTTTCCGCCTTGTATATCTTGTGACCCTGCAACTACAAGTCTATGATTGATAAGAGGATCTGCGTGTGTATTTGGGTTTTCGTGAGTTTTATCCAATCTTTTATCGGGGTATAATGTAGTTATATCTAATCCAGCATTTTCTTTGATATCAGTATCATCAAATTCGGGTACGCCTATACCAACGTTACCTAAACCTGTTAATGTTAATCTATTATAAATTCCACTTGCTTCTTTTAATGTTTTAGCAAAATCCTGACCTGCAGGGGACCATACCTGTCTACGTGCGTCCACTCCTGTGGGATTATTTTCAAATACCATACCCTCTAAACATATTGTTGGTGCTTTTATCCGTATTCTATCTGGACCATGTGTATTAGATCCTCTTACATGCCCCGATTTGTATATTAATAATTCAGTTTTATGAATGTCACCCGTATATCGTGATGTGTTTTGTATGGATGATTCGAATAAACCATTTTCCGTGACTGGATCATTAAAAATGAGTTTTCCGGGGGTAGTATTCGCATCTAGATAAGATGTGTCACCACCCAATGTTAAACTTGTACAGTCTAGATCACCACCTAAACTTGTTTTTCCTAACATTTTTATCGTTGGTGGGAACCGTTTAAATGTAAATACAGTTGAACCAGTTGACCAACTACGATCTGAACCTGTTTGTCTATTTGCGTTTGCGTATAACGTTCCATAATAATATAAAGCCGAAAAGATTACAAATTCACCATTTTTTGATATTGATGTAGGTAAACCACCAAATTCTTTACTTTCTGAATCTTCATGGAAATTAACCCAGTTTTTACCGTTCCAATCCATTAAATTATATGAACTTGGACCCGCACCATTCCCATTATTACCAGGACTTCCTTGGGATACGATTTGCCAAGCAACTGTAGTCGGGTCATCATAATCCCAATATACGGTATCTTCCACAAACCCATTACCAATTACAATACGCGTACCATCGTAATTCATGTGTAAAGTAGCTCCGAACCCTATTGATGTATTTACTATTGGTTTTTCGGTCATAAAAACATATTGTAGAGCTGATGAAGTCGACGTTTGTTCCCATTTTGCACTAAAAAAACATTGTCTACCCGGAGCTGAAGCAGCTATTATACTACCGTCTTTGTTTATAGCAACACTGTGTCCAAATGCAGGTAGTGTGCGTATTTTTGTTCCTCCATTTTCTACAGATGTATTGGTAACTCTCTTAATATTTGAAAATTCGGAGGATTGTGTTTCGACATAGTCGGGGAATGGTATATTTTGAGTTCCCCATGGCATGGCACGTGTGTTCCACATCCCAAACCCTGTTGCAGGTTCTTCGTATACATATACTATACCAGATTCATACATGGCAGTACTAGATGTTTGTACTGATGGATTAAACGCTCCAGGTGCACCAATTATAGCAACTTTACCATCTCCAGATAATTTACACGAATACCCAAATGCATGATTACCACTTAATATAGTAAGAGTGGTTATTGCCGAGTCTTTGGGCCAGCTTACAATTTCAACTTTGGGGTATTGACCCGGATTTCCAATAATAAATCTAGTATCATCATCATCAGCTACATCTACAGATGCACCAAAAAGATCCGGAGATTGAGGCGAAATATAACTTGGTGATCCAAAATTATTTTTACGTTGTGTCCAATTTTGTCTATTTTTATCGATTGTATCAAAGACATAAGCCCTGTTATTTCCTCGTGAACCTATTATCAAAGTATCACCTGCTGCATCTATAGCAATTGTAGATCCAAAATATGTTACACTACTAGGGTTTCCTTCGGGATCACTTATTATTGATCGAAATGTAGTACTTGTTGCATTGGATGTATATACAAATACTTTTCTATTAGCACCGATTGCAAATACAGTACCTGTATTATTTATAGCTGAACACCAACCAAAAGTGCTGTCGGTAATCATAGATGCACCGGCCATAGTCAAGTTATCATATTCTGAAGGGTAAAGTTGAGGTACAAGTTCTCCAGACATTCTAATATATCAGTATATATTTAATTAATCTGGATTATCGTAAGCACTTTGTGTTTTACTACCTATACCAAAATTTATAATCGTATTATTTCTTTCTCCTTGGATAGATATACCCGAAATATTACCCCCGTATCCTATGAATCCGTTTTCTGATGAAGTGTAAATATCACCCGCGACTGATAATTTATGATTAGGGTTTGTATTAGATATACCAACGTTACCCGTTGTATAATATATATTTAAACCTGACTGTGTCCAATAACTACTACCACCACCTCCACCAGAAACTGTTGTCCACGTTGGTGCACTACCTGGTCCAGTCGATGTAAGTACTTGACCAGATAAACCTACACTACCATTTGTATATATTGCGTTTGTAAAGTTTGACGTACCTGCGACGTGGAGTTTATAATTTGGATTTGTTGTTCCTATACCAACGTTACCATTAGTATAGTATATAGATGAACCTGACTGTGTCCAGTATCCCCCACCACTTCCACCTGAAGCTACTGCCCAAGATGGTAATCCCGAACTCATCGTAAGTACTTCACCGTTGTTTCCAGCGGATAATACAGAAAGAGTTGTGGGTCCAACTGCATAGAGTAAATCACCTACCGTATAACTTGTTAAACCTGTTCCACCTCGGTTTACGGGTTGAATTTCGTTTTCTAGTGTATTTATACGAGCAACGTTACTATTTAAATTTGAAGTTGTTGCGACGACATTGAAGTCTGCTGTCCATGTTACTGCAGAAGACCCGTTGTAATTTCCACCACTTAAACCGGAACCTGCGGTAATACTATACGGACTTGCTGAACCAACTAGAGACACGTCTGCCCATGTAGGTATACCGTTATCATTTTTGAGAAAGTAACCTTGTGTACTTGAACTTGCCGCTAAATTTGTAAAACTTGATGTTCCATTTGCATATATTAAATCACCACTTACAAAACTTGTTAAACCCGTTCCACCCCTGTTTACAGGTTGAATTTCAGTTTCTAATGTACTTATTCTCGATGAATTACTGGTTAAATTCGTTTCTAAATTACCTATTCGAATAACATTATTTGTAAGATTATTTGTGACGGTCGTAATTCTAGTCGAATTATTGGTTAAATTCGTTTCCAAATTACCTATTCGAATACCATTATTGGTTAAATTCGTTTCTAAATTACCTATTCGAATAACATTATTTGTAAGGTTATTTGTGACGGATGTAATTCTAGTCGAATTATCGGTTAAATTCGTTTCTAAATTACCTATTCGAATACTATTATTCGTTAAATTCGTTTCCAAATTACCTATTCGAATAACATTATCTGCTAATTCTGTATTCAAAGCGATACCCGAAAGTTTTGTACCATCACCAAAATATTCAGACGCGTACACATTCGTTCCAACAACAATATTACCATATGTTTGTAAAGATGTAGCTGTATTTGTTAAAATAATTTTATTTGTACTTGTCGAATTAACGTCTGTAACCTGTTGAAGATTACCAACAGAACCACCTACACCTGGTATTCCGAATAAACCACTACCGTCACCTACGAATTTTGCGGGTGATTGCAAAATAATATCTATAGTTGCTACATTATCATTTTCTAAAGCATCTTGAAGTGTAGACGCAGTTCCACCAGCACCTTTATACTTTTGTATATTACGACCCGTGACACAGCAAGGCATTCTTATAAATACAGATGATTATTTTTAGGGTAAAACGAGGCATTTCCCTGTATTGAATACGTTGGGTTCATCATCCTTTTTCATATTTGGAATTTTAAAACCACCTTGCCTGTACACTTTGAGACGTTTATTATACATGGCATGACAAATAGACCATTGATCGAAAATATCGTAAATGTGAGGGTTGTTCTTTTTACCATGTGTTTCACGCATGATTCGTCCTATAGATTGAACGATATCAGACTTAGGTGTTGCAAGTATAACCGTATCGAGTGAAGGTATATCAAGACCTTCATGTGCTTGACTAAACGTCGCGAAAATGATTTGTTTTTTACTCGATTCGGTTAATTCAGCTTCTTTCATACCTCCCATGTACAAACCAGACGTTTTCTTGAAACTTTGGTGGAGTACTTCACAGTGGTGGCGACGATCGCTTAAGACGAGAACCTGACGCGTTCCTTTAATAATATTTTTTATAAGGTTTAGTATAACGACGTTTCTTGCGCGATCTTCGGTAAGTTCGGTAATCATAGTTGCTAATGAAAGTTTTCCGAAACGTGTACATGGTGGTGGTTCTTGGAATCGTGGACATGTATATTCAATTGGAAACACTTCGACCTGTTTTTGATTTTCACGCTCGACGGCAAAGAATGTTGGTCCCATGAACCAATGTAAAACTTTCGTGAGACCATCTTTACGTGTAGGCGTTGCCGAAAGACCAAATACGTGTTTGGGACACATTTTGAATAGGGATTGGGAAAACACTTTAGCGCATATATGGTGTGCTTCATCAACAATCAAAGTTCCTATCGTGTCAAAATCGTTAAACGAGTACTCTTTTAACGAAAGTGATTGGAGCATAGCAATGACAAAATCACACTCCGTTTCTTTTTTGTCTTGTTGGACTATACCTATGGACGCACCGGGACAAAACTGCTGGATACGTTCACGCCATTGGTTTGCTAAGAATTCTTTGTGAACAACAATCATGGTTCGGTATCCGAGTTTACACGCTATGGCCAGGGATACAGTCGTTTTACCAAACCCACACGGAAGCGAAAGAACGCCATGTCCGGCTTTGAGTGCAGCCGCCAAAGCATCGTTTTGATGGGTTTCGTCACGTAATTTTCCATTAAACTTGGTTGATATTTTAAATGGTTCGGGACGGCGATCTTCTTTTGGTGGTCCTAATTTATCTTCACCGTAAAATCGGGGTACACATATACCCGTTTTCGTTTTTCTGAATACCTTAAAGGGAGGCGGAGGAAACCCAAATTCCGTATTTACAACGGCGCGAACAGTAAGTTCGTTTTTGATTTCTTGTGTCTCTCCTGTGAGATATCCCGAACGCGTGAGTGACATTAATAAATACACACTTTTAAACTTTATGTACGTTAAAATATATTAAAGAATATTAGTACTAATATTATATAAATAATGGTTTGTATGAATATAGAAAATAATATTACAAAGATGACAGAACAGGTCGAAAAAATGCGTGAAGAAGTTTTAAGACTTGAAGGTAGTATTAGAATGTTAATGGCATTAAAAGAAGGTGGATTAAAAGAGATTGATTTACCAGATGTTAAAGATGAAGAGAAAATAACTGAAGTAAACTAATTTAGATATTTTTAATATACTTCAATACCCACGAGTATCCACTGTGTTCGTGAGCATTCCAAACACCATTAAATTGAAGTTCGGTTTGAACTAGGTCTCCTTTTACAAGTGATTGAACAGGTTTATCACCGTCTACGTTACACATGACGCGTCGGTATCTGAACGGGACTTTTACTTTTAAAACGTTACCTTCTAACGGATCGTCGAGTTTATCGGGAAAAAGTATTACATCAGACTTATTAGCATGTAAACCGAGAATATAATCACGAACTTTATTGGGAATAGTCAATTTTATATACTTTTTTTCATTGTATTCATACATGGGTTCGTAAACCGTAGCCTCAACCGAGTATGTCATAATAAACTATATAAAACTGTACCTTTTAAATAACATTTTAATCTTTTCGTGTATATGTAATTATTAATAATAAAATTACGGTAATTAGTATTATATGTGATATTAATATTGGGTGTAAAGATGGTCTCGTTTTAAATTCTTCATGACAAAATGTTCGACCAACTTCAATGGCGGCTTCGATGCTTGAATATGGTGTTTTTCTTTCGGACATCATACCACATAAAGCAACTTTAGAACATTTACCGTAAAATGGAACTTGACCGTATAAACTCAAAACACCTGATGATTGTTCAAATACCCATTTTCCATCCACCCAATTTACACCCCATCCTATACGAACATCTTTCGGTTTAGGTAATTGTAACTGTTCAATAACTTTACGTTTAAGTGTTTCGGGGTCACACGATAAAACTTCGTCCGTTAAATTGCATATAACACACGATACTGTTTTATTGTCACTCAAAACAACGGGTTGTATATTAAATTCAGTTTCCACGGCATATTCTATATCAGTTTTTGGTAAATATACTGGTATATCGTAATCAAGTAATATATTTATACAACCATATGTACTGTTACCAATTTTTTTATGTGCTTCTTTACCCCAATTTTCACCTATAAGTTTAAGAGCTTTACTATTATCTACACACAAAATGAGAAGACCGTCGTTTATTACAGATTTATTTGTAAAAAAAGCTTTATACGTATCACCTTTATACTTTACTTTTTCAAGTTCCGTGTTAAACATAAACTTTGCACCCTTTTCCAAAAGTGCATTTTGCATTTTTTCCGACATTTCTCTTCCCGAAACTTTCTGTACATATTGTCTTGAAAGACCTACGTTATCAAAACTTTTTACAAATTCAAATGCAGACATCGTTTCCCAATCTACACCGTCTATTATTAAAGGTAAAACCTGGAGTATCTTTTCGCCGCGTTCCGATAATTTACCCAATGCATTTTTGAGTGGTATTTTTCTATATTTATCTGGTTGTGATAAAACTCGTGTAGCGAGTGAAGCTAATGTTGTATAGTCTTTTAAGTTTAAATATTTGAAAATTGTAGTGTATACACGAGTATCTGCGGGTTGAAACATATCATCCCAGGATATACCCATTTCTTCAAATAAACTGTTCGTGTTTACAAAGGCATTATTAAATACAATACGATGCGCGTGTAAATCTCTTTTGGGACCTTTCGGTTCCCACCATGAACCACCTGCGGATTCTTTACGATCGTATATAATGACTTCGTGATCAGTTGACCTGAGAAGTTCCCATGCGACTGACATACCCGTTGGTCCGGCACCTATTATATGAACACGCATTTATAATAACATACGAAAAAATTATTTTTTTTATTTTCATACAAATTCATTCGAGGATAATGTTCAAATATTTATTTAAAGAATTATAATGTCAACTATAATAAGATGGTGGTGGCATGTCTCGCTAAAAATACACCTATAAGAATATTACCACAAAGGCAAAAGCAAAAGACGTGGAAGTTTGCTGCTGAGTTTTTATGGAAAAGGCAGTTTGAAAAGAATCAGGTAAAGTTTGGAAAATGGACAAAAGACCAATTGATTGAACTGGGACCTACGTTTATTAAATTGGGACAAATTGCATCAACACGGGGTGACCTTTACCCACTTGATTTTATAACTCAACTTGAATCTTTACAAGATAATGTACCACCTATCGATAAAGATTCCGTAGAAACTACGATTAAGGAACATGTCGATTTAGATGTATTTTCGAGTTTTGAGTATGAACCGTTTAAATCTGCAAGTATAGGTCAGGTTCACAAAGCTGTATTAAACACAGGTAAGGAAGTTGTAGTTAAACTGCGTCGTCCAGATATTTATAATATAATGAAAAGGGATACCGATGATGTTCGTGATATTGTTCACTTTTTAGAAAAGATTGGTATTGATACGGGTACAGGTACGGGTTACGTATTAGATGAATCTATTGAATATTTACTCGCGGAGACGAATTACGAAAAAGAAATTGAAAATGCGGTACGTTTTCGTAAATCGTTTAAGAAAATGAAATGGGTAAAGATACCTAAAGTGTATAAGGAATTCTCCAATGAAAATATGATCGTTATGGAATACGTCGAGTCTGAAAAACTCGCTAATATTTCTGATACGAATGTAAATGGTAAGAAAGTATGTCAAGCCCTTATTAATTCATATGTTATACAAACTATGGATTATGGATTTTTTCATGCAGATCCACACCCAGGGAATTTGGGTTTTTCCAAAGACGGGAAACTTGTTTTTTACGATTTTGGACTTGTTATTGGTTTAAGTGATGATATAAAAGAGGGATTCAAAAAGATGTTTTTGTACATTGTAAACAAAGATGTAAAAGGTGTAGTCGATACACTCATAGATTTGGGTATAATTTTACCGACAACATCGGATACGAGTGACATAGAACTTTTTTTTAAAACAACGTTAAACTATCTCGAAACGCTCGATGGTAAAAGTTTAAAAAACGATATTTTACAAGATGAACTTCTCATGTCTTTAGCACAAACGAAACCGTTTATTATACCAACATCGTTCGTGTATCTCGCAAAGGCATTTTCAACAATTGAAGGGACGTGTGTAAAATTAGATCCAGACTTTACGTATTTCGAGTACCTTGAACCCTTGATACAAGAACAAGTATCTGACGTGATTGATATTGGAGACATGTTTTCAACATCAGTAGAAATGCCGAATAGAATAAAGAATATAAGTACGGCTGTTCTGGGTTTGGAGAAATCCAGAGCATCCATAAAGCGTTCTTTAGAAAAATCAAGACGAGAAATGAGATATGTTCAGTATAGTGTTTTATCAGCTGTTTTTGCTGGTAATATGTTAGATCACGGAAGTCAAAGTGCTTTTGTAGTTTTAACACTTATAAGTCTTGATTTAGTGCTTAGGGCTTCTCGTAAAAATCAATAGCAGTTGTTTCCGTGGTTGGGGTAGGTTTATTATCTTTGAAGAACTTTTTGTGTTCCTCAAAAATACTTTTCACACGATCCTTTTCACTATTCGCAATTTCTTTGAGTTTATCTCTGATTTTAGAAATATCTTCTTTTCTTGATTTCGAGAGTTTTTTACCGAACTTTTTAAACTTTTTCTTCGTCGACGCAAAATTTGCTGTAACTGTAGAGAGTGAAAACATTTTATTCTTACTCTTTACTGATATTTTTATCGAGCCCCAAAAGTTTCATTTTTTCTTCAAATTCTCGACGTTCACCAATTGATTCAATAGGTGTACCGTTTGCGATAGCCTCTATTTCCGGTCCTGAAAGTTGGATCGCATTCATTCTAAAGTCTACGAACGCTTTCATGGTAATGGGTACGAGTGGTTGTATGAGATCATAAATTGCACTTGCGTAGTCACGAATTTCTTTCTGTGCACCTGGTTCTAAGCGAAGACGGAGATAATGCATGAGATTATGTAAATCTATTTTCCAATAAAATTCGGTATACGTAGATTGTGTAAGTACACCTCTCGCCTGTTCTCTACACACACCATCTTCGAGTAGGTACGTGTATATTTCGTACGAAGTATCAAAGTGTTTATTTAATACATTTTCGCGTTCGCTATTTGCATCGATTTCACCTTCTGAACCTTGATGATTTACTTTTGATTGACCACGTAAAACTTCGGGTTTATAGTGGTCGTCTTTAACGACTGAGTATCTTGCTGAGTACTCGTTCACACTCGCCATTCTGTGACGCATGTGTTGACGCGCGATATACATCGGCATTTTAATGTGAAACTTGAATTCAACCATTTCGAACGGTGTGTTATGCCAATGACGCATTAAATATCGAATAAGACCAGCATCACCTCGAGTTGTTTTCGTTCCGTCTCCGTAAGAGACACGAGCGGCTTGAACAATTGCTGAATCGAGTTCCTTTTGTGGCATGTGATCCACGAGTCTAACAAAACCATGATCGAGTACTTTTTTCTCCATTTATTGTAACTACGAACACAATCTTTAAGATGTTATCCGATAGCGATATTCGTAAAAAGATAACGCAACTTCGTAAGAGTGAAGGTAAAATATATGCACCGTTAAAATATTTCAGGGGACTTAATACTCTTAAGAACGTCGAGACGCGTTACAAAAAGATGTTAAAACGTGATTATACACCATTCAAAACCGATAAGAACATCGAAACGAAAACGTCGAGTTATACCTCAAAGTTCCGCAAAAAGTACCCCGGTGTAACGAAACTGAAAGATATTTCTAAAGTGACGGGTATACCTTTGAAAACGCTAAAAACCGTGTACGACCGTGGTTTAGCCGCGTGGCGTACGGGACATCGACCAGGTGCTACTGCACAAGCGTGGGCGTATGCACGGGTACACAGTTTCGTCATGAAAGGAAAAACGTATTATAGAGCCGATAAGAACTTACGTTAGTTAAAGTTTTAAAATTATATGAATGTATAATGGAGCCGCGATTAGACGAAATAATAACAGTAAAAGATAAAGAAAAGAAGTATAATTTACCATATTTTAACTATAGAATATGCTGTAATCATAACGTGAATGGTGAATTAGAACTATTGAGGTCCATTATTAAGAATACACCCGGTGCGTGTATTTTTGATGTGGGTGCAACAGGTTCTATATTTCCAAATGAAATAAACAAAGACATGTCTTTACATTTGTTCGACCCAGAGTTTAAACCATCTGGAAAGATGTGGGAAAATACAAATGAGTACACGATGTATAAAAAAGAAGTTAATTATGATTCGGAAAATGTTACAGTTAATAAATGTGCGTTAAATGATACAGATACCACAATACACGAATACTGTATAAAAAATAACATTTCACGTATAAACTTTTTGAAAATAGATACCGATGGTCATGATTTAGAAGTTTTGAAAGGTCTAAGAGATATACCAGTTGATATGGTTCAATTTGAATACGATAATTTTTATAGAGTAAACAATTTGGATATAAACGATATGTTTAAAATGTTACCTGAATGGAACTTTTTTTACGTTTTACCAAGTGGTTTGATACCTATAGAAAAAATGAGAGAAGATTATGTTTATACTAATATTTTCGCATCTAAAAAATATCCAATTGATATAATTAGAGATTTTAAACCTATAATGGTGGAAAATATAATCGAAACTGAACATGTTGGTGAATTTATGTTAGATGTATTTTGGGAATTGAAAAATATAACACCTGATGTTTTTAAGAACATGTATTGTTTAGATTTAAATCTTCCAGATATGAAACATGAAAATTTCAATTTAGATGAAGCAATTAAAAAATATAATTCATTATATGATCGTTAGTTCTTTAACTAAATCATCTATACTTCTATAGTACCGTTTCAGATCTTTCATGAACCGTTTATTATTTTCGAGAACTTCGGCATCAGCTTTATTCTTATAAATGTACGCTAAATTCGATTTAGAGTAGCGCGTCCGTTTTTGATTCTCGTTTGGTTTTCTCGGAACGAGTTTTTTACTCTTTTTCGAAACGCTTTGCATGGGCTCGACGCGTTTCGTGAAACTAATAGCTTGCATGACGGTATCAGCGAGATCGTCTTTCTTTTTAGAGGCATTAAAAATAGGGATCCAGTGTGCGTTTACGGTATTATTCCATATGAACTGTTCACACCTTTGTATGGACGCCTTTTTACGTTTTGTATACATGGCTTTACCCGGACCCGCAAAATCGGGTATTTTGAACCTTGCATCGTAAATGATCGTTTCAGCACTGGGGTTACGTATAACAAAATAGGCGTGAAGAAAGTTTTCGACCGTTTTCATTTTTTTGTTCCTATCGGGTTGCTTTTCAATGAGAATTGTATCTGCTTGTAATACCCATGGTTTTTCGTCCAAGTGTTTTCTTAGAGAAACGAATAAACCATCTTTATGTTCAGGCGGTACACCAGAAACATCCCACTGAACAATAAGATTAGAAGTTTCGTCGAGCATGCACATGGCTAGGTTTCGTATACCAACATCTATACTTAAAATCATAATATAAAGAAAAATTATTCCTTTAAATTAAAATATATTTATAATATATAAAATGAAAAACGCTAACGCCAGGAAAAGAATATATTATGGTATACTCTTTGTCGTAATTGGGTTACTATTGTTTAAAATTACTGAAAAATATAGAGAATATAATACAGGTGAAATTAAGATCGACCCAAATGCTTCCGTTTTTGATATAGTTAATCAAATTGAAGCCGCTAAGTCCACTGGACCAGGGGAAGAAGAGGAACCAGAGGAAGAATTTGAAGAGTATGATGATTCCGAAAACGAAATGAGTGATTCCGAAGAATAAATAAAAAATAGCATATTTTTATCGATTCATATAGTTCATGAATTCGTAAAAATAGAGATTATCTTATTTTATTTTCGAGGCGGCTGCTTTTGCTGCATTTTGACCTGCGGGTGACATAGAAAACACAACACCACCTACTATTAATATAACTACTACAAGTGCACACGCAATTATAGCATATTTCATTGGTCCCATAAAAGCACCTATAGCTGCTTCTACACCCGCAGCTTCCTGTTTAGAGGACGCAGTTAATTCTTTTGATAAAGCCTGTGCAGTTTTATCTTCGTTTATAATTTTTGATATCTTATTACCTAATTGTTCAGCAACATATTTTACAACGACATTCTGGTCGATAACACAATCACCAAGTGCTTTTGTACACAGTTCAACTACTTCAACTGGTGGTGGAAAACCTAATTCTTTATATACAGTCATACCACATTTATCAATAACGAGATTTTCGGTGACTAATCTTTGTTTGTTAACAACTTGACCTTGTAACTTATTGATGGTTTCATTCGTAATAGATTTATTTATTTTATTGGTAATATTCGTTTTAGCCTCTGATTTTTTATTATCAAATCCGGATATCCCCAAAAATCCAGTTTTACGTTTTGATTCATTCGTCACCTTTTCATCGAGTTCATTCATTATTTCGTTTACTAGATTCTGTGTATCTTCCTGATTAAATGTCTGCATAATTTTTATATCGGCATTAATTTTTTGTCCAATTTTTAAATTACATCCATATGCTTTCACACCTTTTACTGACATGTCCTGGACATTCATGACAGTTGCGGATACAACATTTTCAGAACGGTTGAGAGCGTTAAAAGTAGACTCATTTACTATATTAGTTTCGACGACAGTTTTGGAATTTGATCCTCCCATGTATTGTTGTATTATACTTAGATAAAAAATAAAATCATAATTTTAGTATGATACAGTATATTTATGGTTACCCTGTGTATAAATTTTCAATAGAAGATCCTTCTAAATCTATATCTGAAGTACAAAAATATATTGATGGGACAAAAGAAGTTAATCTGAGCGACGAATGGAACGCTGAGTGTTTAACAACATCTTCGCATGGACGTGGGTGTAATACCAATGATGAAAAATACGAATTTAAATATATTTTTCAAGAATTATATAAACACTCTAAAATATTTTTAAATGAATTGAACATGGATATAAACCTTACAGTTAATGTATGCGGAAACTCTTCATGTAATGACGCGTGTAATGATGCGTGGATTAATATATACAAAAAAGGACATTATCAGGGACCACATTGGCATGTTATAGACGAAGACGAAGAACCAGAATATCAGGGACATCCACAAAATCTGTTTAGTTTTACATACTTTATGAAATATGATGAAGAAAAGGATGCTAAATTCAAATTCATAGATCCTTCACCTGGACCTGTAATATTTGAAGAATGGAAAAATAAAGTACCGTGTTTTAAAGGTAGTTTTATACCTGATGTTAAACAAGGTGATGTAATTATCTTCCCATGTTTTATGGTACACGAAGTTTCAAAACAAGATTATGATGGTCCTAGAATAACATTTTCCGGTAATTTATATAAAGAATTATGATACTATAAAATACAAGATGATACAGTATATTTATGATTTACCTGTATATATAGGTTCATTTGAAACTCCACATCGTGTTATCGATGAAGTAGAGTATTGTAGAAACAATATAAAACCTAAACGTAAAACACAAATTATAGACGAATTAGGAGGTGTACAGGATGAAGATGAGGGTATACTGTTTGATTTACGAGCGTATGTAAATGAAACAAAATATATAAACAGTGAAATTCAAAAACATACGAAACGGTTTTTAAAAGAGTTGAATATAGAAAAACTCAATTTAACGACCAAAATATGTAGAGATGAAAAATGTTCATCATTGGATTGTATGGATATATGGTTTAACATTTATAATAAAGGTGATCATACATCAGAACACTGGCATTTTGGTGACCCAGGGGACGAAACATTCTGTGGACCTTCTGAATCTATGTTTAGTTTTAATTACATGGCAAAATATAATCCAGAAACGGATGCTGGGTTTTATTTTAATAACCCTTCACCTATGCACGTCTTTTATTCTGAAATTGAAGAAAACGTTCCGCAGCTTAAAAAAAGTATAAAACTTGATATAAAAGAAGGACAAATTGTTATATTTCCAAGTTGTTTTTCACATTTTGTAGAACGACACACGGCGGATAACCAACGAATGACGTTATCCGGTAATTTATACAGAGTTAACTTATTCAAAGAAAAATGTTAATAGATATCTTACACCACTTTTAATAGGTAAAATACCATGCATCTGTTCACCACCTTTATATTCGATTAAATCACCTTGTTCAAAATTGGTTATAATGGGTAGATTTTTATAATGGTTTATAAAATGGTCTCTATTCATATATGATATACTTTTGTTAATCAGTTCCGATTGTTTTTTATCAAACATGTAGAGTTCACCACCTGTAAAATCGTTCGTATCGGAAAGTAAAAAATTAAAGGATATTCGACTATCGTCGTAGTGTATAGGGATATGCGTTCTTTCACCTTGTTTATACCTTTTTAAAAATATAAAATCGGGGTGTGTTACATGTGTAAGTCTCTTCCGAATATGTTTATTATATATAATCATAGCCTTTTTATATAAATCTTCGGTTACGATTTGGTTAGAATCATAAATATCAACTTGGTATTCTGGTTTATTATCAACACCGTCCGGTTTAGTTTCTAATGTATATTTTTTAGACATATGTATGAGTTCTTCACATTCACGTTTTGATAAAACATTCTTGTGTAAAAAATATTTAGTATCTATTTTTCGATAAAATAATAATACAAATATAAATACAAGTATAAATACAAACCACATATTCTATAAAATAAAAATATTTTTATATACTAATAAATACAATGCCAAATTTATATGCAGCAGGATGGTTTTCACCAGGTGAAGGCAGAACTAGAGATGCAGGTGGTTGTAATCATCATAATGAAATATCCAGACATCGAAAAGGAAGAAAGGGTCGTAGACGACACTGGTGTGTAAATGTAGGAAGTGATTACCTTAGAGAAGACAGGAATGGTACCGGTGCTAATCCGTGTAAAAATTTTCATCGTATACAAAAAATAGGAGGTGCTCATGAGGGACATGGTAATTATTCGGGAAAAGCTGATGTTTTCGGTGGTGCATCTGCGGGATTGAGATGTTATCTTGCTAATAATCATGTACACGATGGTAATCTGAGAAGATGGTCCAAGGAACCTCGTATGAATAGAGTTAGTGCCGTGGGTACTCGTGGTGATGGTACAGGTCCTAAAAGAGAACGAACTCTTTATGACCAATTTCTTTTTGGGTTTAAGTCACGCGTTGGTACTGAACCACATGGGTATTGTAGTCACGTATCAAACTTAATGAAAAAGGTCAGTCACGATAATTCAACGTGTTATGATAAGATAAAACAGAATATAAATAAAGAAAAAGCAGAACAAAATGCGCGTCAATGGTGTAAAACACATAGATCCGATCCTAAATGTAAATGCATAAATGTTCAGGAAGGTGGAACAAATTTTATCAATCATTGTAAAAAGAATATTAAATGGGCTGGGTGTAAAGAAATAGTCGATGGTATTAAAAAATTTGAAGATGTGGGTATGAAATCTGCATCAAACATGTTTGGTAATGCGGATTGTTTAGTTCCGGGTATATGTGATGGTAATGTTGTAATGCCAAGTAGCGGAAGACCTAATGCGTGTGCAAACAAACTTGCTATATGTAATCAAAAAATAGACGCATCAAATATAGAAGCACAGAAATTGATGATTGATCAAGGATGTGAAATAAATTTTGAAAAGGAGGAGAAGAAAAAACCGTCTCCAACTCCGTCCTCGACCCCGTCCTCGACCCCGTCCTCGACACCGTCCTCGACCCCGTCTTCGACCCCGTCTTCGACCCCGTCTTCGACACCGTCTTCGACGCCGTCTTCGAATAAAAATAATACGGTTGTGATTGCTGGTATAGGGTCTTTCACACTTTGCTTGATATGTTTATCATTTTTAATGATGGTAATGATGAAATGATAACTTAAAGAAAAAAATGCACTTTTAAACTATGAATGTGGTGTTGGTGGTGTTGTCATCCATTTAAAAGTATACCTTTAACTATGCCACATAAATACGACGATCGAAGAAATAAATTTTATACATCAGGAAATTTTTGTTCTTGGAGTTGTATGAAGACGTATGCGATTGATAAGTACGGGTGTAATCGCGGCGGACTTATATGCGGAAATATGGTCATGATGCGTCGTAAACTTTTTAATAGAATTAGTCCCATAAAAAAAGCGCCACATAGACAAAGATTACAGGTTTTTGGTGGTGATTTAACAATAGAACAATTTAGAGAAAATAACGTAATAGATGTAGAAAAACCAAGGGAAATATCCATAGAACCATTACCACAGAGAGTTATACCGATAATTTCAAATACAAAAAAGTTGAGCGATATAAAAAGTGCATCCGGTAAAAACGAAACATTACGGTTAAAAAGAGAAAAACCTCTTAAACGTAATGATAATAATCTAGAAACCGCACTGGGTTTAATTATTAAGACCAAATCTTAAATGCTTTCTTTGTTTATTCGTGGGTTGTGATTTTGGTATACACGATGTTTTTTTGGAGTGTATCCACTTTTTTCCGTCGTGTGCAATCCATTTTAAATCGTATTTATCTATAACTTTCCTACAAAGAACACATGGTAGTGATATACCGTCTCCGTAACTGGTTTCGCGGCGTATTACTAATGTTCCACACTTTCTGTTTAGCCAGGATTTGAACTGGTGTGAACGATACCCCTTTTTTAAAAAATCGTGTTTTAAATTTTTTATAAGTCTTCGTTCAGCGCAACACAGACAGTCGCTTTTTACTTCGTTTCTTAATTTGGTCGTATAAGTAACAACGGTTGTATAATACATTGGTTTATACGAGCGAATTATTTTTAATATCGTTACAGTTATTACACACGTGTCCGCTAAATACATAAGAACACTGATCACATTCATTGAGTATTTTTACATTTCGTTTAACGAGTTTATTTTGTGAATATAATATTAAATCACGGACAGTATAAATACCATACATAACCATCGTTTCTAAAGTTGGAAACTTCATTGTATTTATATAATAGTACGAAACTTTATATTATTTAACGAAAACACCCAAAAAGTTTTTTACACCCAGCGCTTGTTTTTAACATAAGCGCAAAACTATCGATCATACCAGGTACCATCGCTTTGAGAAGTGTTTCGAATTCGGTATCAGTATCTCCTTCATCAATTTGTTCGATAATCGAAAAGATTAAATCTATTACAAGATCTTTTTTATCCGGACCAGATATATTTTTAAGTTTTTGTGCTTGAAGCATTAAGGTAGAAACTAAAACACATACGTTTTCTTTAGTGATACGTTTACCTTTGTACCTTTCGACGATTTTTTTCATTTCCAATGCAACGTCTTTTGACTTTCTGGATTTGGAATCATAATTTGCGACGATTTTTTCGGGGGTTTGTGACATTTTATACTCTTATAAGAATTAATTTCTTTAATAATTATAATAATGGACAATACATCCGAGTCTTTATCTACTATTGCTATAAGTATAGGTTTATATCAAATGATTCAGCATTTCAAGAAGGTATACAAATCCAGTCCAGACGAATTAAATTATTACTCTATTGAATATGTTCTTTCAGGTATTATTGCAAGTTTATTATGGACAGTATATCAATATAGAAAAGGATCTAATATTTCTGTAATTTATTCTATATCGGGTTTATTTTTGGGTATGTATACATTTTTAAAGATGTTAAAGAGTACACCCTATGTAAAAAAAGAATGAATAATAAAGTGTTAAATCTCAAATTACAATTTTTACCAATTAACCCAAAACGAAAAAGGTTTAGACATTCTGCATCTGCATCTGATGAACCACCACCCGGTCCAAATTTTCAATTTATCGAAGCTGTAAATGGTCGCGCAGCAATGTATGGTTCATCACTTGGTCTTGTTAATTGGGGATTTACTGGTCTTAATGTCATTGAACAAATGAACTATCCACCATTTTCACTGTTAGGTCTTGGATGTACTCTCTTAGCGACGTATAGTGTAACAAAAGCATTTACGACGTTAACAGAGGAGGAATTTGAGTCATTCGCTATGCGTAATATAGGGCGTGGTGCTATGGTTGCATTTACGGGACTCACAGCAGCTGCTATAGCAAACGTTTGAATTTTTAAAAACATCACCAATGAAATTAATCATTTTTATTTTTTCGTCTAATGTGAATGTTCCTGCTCTACGAATCACGTAGGCCAAGAGCATAAGTAAAATATAAATAGATTCGTGTATTTCCATTATAAATCTCTCTTGAGTGTTTCTCCTAACTTAGGATATTTTTTAAACGTGAAATATCCCCCACCGAGCAAAAGAATCAACCAAGCTACAACTGACATGGTTGTAAAAGTTTTGTCACTTGATTTAACAGTTTCCTTGCACGATGGTTGTCTCATGATATCTAAAGCGATGGAAGCTCCTGTGAGACCCATAATAGCATATATCATTGAAAACACACCACCCTCGCTTGTAGCAACTTTCATGATTAAAAGAGTTATTGGTATTGATATAGCAATGGCCATTGTATGACTTAAATAATTTTTTAGATTTTCGTATTTTTTAGATTTTTGTATTCCTTCACAGTTATTATATACTTTTATACCAAGAGCAGTTACTGCGATGTAAAATATACCAAGAAGAATTACTATAGCGACTTCCTTGTATCCAATTTCAGTTTCTATTTTACCAGTTTTTAATTTGTCAACTATAGAGACTAACCTTGGATCTCTAACGAGAGTTGATTCAGACATTTATATTCTACTGAGAAAAAAAAATCATTTTTTAAAATTCTTTGATTACATCAATGAATCGTATAGATTATCATTCAATTCTGGAACTTTATAGTTTCCATTACAGTCCCAACGGTTATCTTGTTTTTCGATAGACTTAATATGCCATAAAGCAATTTTGGGATTAGCCTGTAATTGTACTATTTTATTCGTACCTGTTATAACTTCATGTAACCCATTAGTCCATTTTATATTTTCGTCATTTTTTAAAATACGTCCTTGATAATCTGGCCAATTTATCCAATCAAGTTCATTTGTTCTAAAATTACATTTTTCAAGCCATTCTTGTGTAAACCCTGGGTGAATATTTATTCTTGGTACCATTATCAGTTCAGCACCGGAATCGTTTATCATTTTTTTAAGGTTTACGATAAGATTTTCTTTAGGCATTTCATCTGGATCCATGATAAATATATAATCACCGGAACACTTTGTTAAATGAAAGTTCCTGTGTTCTGCGAAGTTACCATCAAAATCTCTTTCATATGTAACTATTTTATTACCAAAATACTTTATAACACTTTTAACATTATCGGTGACGTGTGCAGTATCAACTAAAATATTAATTTCATCTTCTTCATCCTTAACTTTTAGTAAGAACGATACGAGTGAAAATAAATCGCGAGATTCGTTACACACACAAATAGCGTAAGATAGTTTCATTTACAATATATGTTGTATATTCTTTAATATTTAATGAATTTTATCAAGTCATCGCGAGATTTATTTTGTCTCCAGCCAAGTTTTTTTAATTTTTGTGAACATATATAGTATCGTCTATCGTTAAAAGGTCTATCTTCTATAAAGGTTATATAATTATCATATTCTTCTGAATTAATAATTGTTTTTATCATGAGCTTTGTAACATCCATCACTGATATTTCATCATCGGATGCGATATTATAAATTTCACCCGGTTCGCCCTTTTTCCAAACAGTGTCTACTGCGTTTACTACATCTTCTACATGCATAAAAGCTCTTTTTATTTGGGCACTTTTTGTTCCGTGAATGGTACATTTTTTTCCTTCTTTTAAGAGTTTTTTAAATTTAGGTATGAGTTTTTCTGGAAATTGATTTGGACCATATACGTTATTACATCGTATTGTCTTGATATTCATTTTATAAGAGTCTATATACGATTGAACAATCATTTCCGCGGCAGCTTTGGACGCTGAGTACGGATTTGTTGGTTTTAATACACCTGTACTTTCTTTAAACGGAGTTTCGGTTAACGATTCTCCATATACTTCATCTGTACTAAAATGTATAAATTCGACATTTGGTTTTAGTTCACGAAATTTATCTAATAAAACGTGTGTACCATACGCATTGTTTAACGTGAATTTTTTTGGATCGTTAAATGAGTTGTCTACGTGACTCATTGCCGCAAAATGAAAAACAACATCAAAATCATATTGCTTGATTAAGTATCCTACAAGGTCTTCGTCACATATATCACCCTTTACAAATGTAGAAATACCTGGTTTTACGTTATATATATTTGAACAGTAATCGAGTTTATCTAAGTTTACAAATTTAATTTCTTGGTATTTTTCTTTCATTAAATTTAAAAAATTAGAGGCTATAAATCCACAACCACCTGTTACTAAAACATTTATCATTATTTTTACATGTATAATTTAAATAATATTTATTAACGCATTTAAAGATACATAAACAATATTAGATATATGGTTTCTTTAGATATACAAGTTATCACAGCGAGTGGAAATAATTACGATATACAATTAAAAGATGAAGATAGAGATATGATAGAGTATCTCTCTGATGAAAAAAAGAGTTGTACTCGTATTATTTTACATCAAATAAATAATCAACGTATTTATGACAGGTTTCTTAAAAATAAAAATAACCTTGCTATATTGGATATAGGTGCTAACACTGGTTTATTTACTTTGTATGCACAAGATGCTGCTTCTAAAATTGTTTCTGTTGAACCAACTAAAAATCTTCACCCAATATTCGAAAAAATTACAGAAAAGTGTAATAACGTTGAATTATCTAAAACAGCTCTTTCTAATAAGGATGGACCTATTGAGTTTTATGTATGTGAAGAAAATCTTACAATGAGTTCTTTGGTTAATAAATCAGATAAATCATATATAGTAGATGGTTTATGTATAGAAAGTTTATTAAAAAAATATAATTTTGATCATGTAGATTTTTGTAAAATTGATATTGAAGGTTCTGAAATGATTGCTATAACAGAAGAAACCTTAAAACCAGTTTTTGATAAAATTGATTCATTTTTCATAGAAGTGCATTCAACTATAACGTCATATAAACACGATTACGAGTGGTGGGATAGTATTATTATAAATAGAGTAAAACTTCAAGAAATTTTTCATAAAGTGGGATATAAAACAGAAGTTATTATGCCCAGTATGTACAGAGACGCTTTTTATGCGTATAAAGAATAAACATTATTATTTTATAAAAAAAATGTATAATAGAATTGTTGAAATTGTACACAAAAATAAAATTGGACATTTGGGAAGTTGTTTAACCGCCTTGCCGATATTGGAACATATTTACAAAAATAAAAATAAAAATGATATAGTTATACTTAGTTCTGGACATGCAGGTATAGCACTATATGCAGCTTTAGAAAAATACGAAGGTAAAGATGCAGAAGAATTATACAAAAAGCACGGAGTACATCCAAACAGAGATATAGAAAATGGTATTCATGTATCAACGGGTTCACTTGGTTCAGGAATAACAATAGGTGTGGGTTATGCATTAGCAGATAAAACAAGGGATGTACATATACTTATATCAGATGGTGAATGCGCAGAAGGTTCAGTTTGGGAATCACTATCGTATATACATCGTGAGAAATTAACAAATTGTAAAGTATACGTTAACGTAAATGGGTATTCTGCATATGACACCGTGGATAAATTATATTTATGGTTTAGATTAAAAGTATTTAATTGGAGAACAAGTGTATGGTTTACAAAAAACCCAAATTTTGAATTTTTAGAAGGTCTTCAGGCGCATTATCATGTCATATCAGACGAGCATAAAGATATAATGACTAATAAAAATAATGAGACGTGATTTTGCAAAAAAAATATATGAATTAATGAAAAAAGATGATAGAATTTATTTAATAACGGCAGATCTTGGATATGGTGTATTAAATGATATACGCCGCGATTTCCCTAATAGATCTACAAATGTTGGTTCATGTGAATTTTTAATGGTAGGTATGGCAATAGGACTAGAACAATCTGGATATATACCAATATGTTATTCAATAACACCTTTTTTATTATATAGACCATTTGAGCTATTAAGAAATTATTTAAATAATGAAAAAACATGTGTTAAATTGGTTGGATCGGGTAGAGACGATGATTATTCACATGACGGGTTTTCGCATTGGGCAGGAGACGACATATCAATAATGTCTTGTTTCAAAAATATTAAATTGTATAAACCAAAACAGTTAACAGATGATATAGTATATGATTTTATTTATAATAATAAACCATCGTATATTAATTTGGTAAGGTAGATAGTAAATCATGTCTATTTTCTACACATACGTACGATTCACCGAGTTCAGTTTGATCCGTAATTTCATATGTCGCACCAAACTTCTTAGCCCAATCGGATAATTTCAACTTTTCCGGATATACTAAGTTACATTCTTTAGATATTCTACACCCTATAGTATATTCAAATACAACTTTCATAACGTCTTTAATATCCACAAAATCAAAGTACTTATCCTTATCGATAACAATGTGTCCATTTTGTTTACATATAGTTTTAAATCTATCCCTGTTATGTGGATCGGGTTCACCTGAACCATAACAACCCCATACACGTAATGTATACGCATTTTTAATTTGTAAAATGCGTTTATCTATGATCCATTTTGAAAGTCCATATGGATCAGTAGGTGGATTACCTCTAAGTGCTGCACCACTTGAAAAATAAATAATTTTACCTTTAAAAACACGTACTACGTTTTCAAACATAAGAATATTATTATGTGTAACATTTCCATCTTCTTTATTTAACATACTCCCACCTTCAACGGCACAGTGTATAATTACACTAAAATGATTTTTTTTGAAAAACTCTTCACTAGATTTTTGATTTAATAAATCAACTTCGGCACGTGTAATAGGGATCCAATTATTATGGTTTAAAAAATACCTACCCATAAAACCATTTGAACCTAATACACCAACCCTCATTTTTTAAATATTACTTTAAAATCTTTAATTTATATTTAATTTACATTTATATTTAAAGAGCTAATTTATATAATAAATAATGTATATTGTAGTAAGTGTCAACGATAATAAGTATAAACCTTTAGCTGAATGGACAGTTCATAAAAATCGAAAAATATATTGTGAACGTCATGGGTATATTTTAAAACACCATGAAGATGGCGCGGAATCTATAGTCGGTAAACCAATGAGAGCAGGTAATCCTCCTATACCTGAAGATCATATACCGATTGGTTGGAGTAAGATTTTTGCTATAGAAGATGCGTTTATAAAGCACCCAGAGTGTAAATGGATTTTCTCAACAGAGACCGATGTTATGATAACAAATATGACTATTAAATTGGAAGATATTATAAAGGAACATGCCGATGTAAATACACATGTTCTTATCGCATCTGATTGTAATGGTATTAACTGTGGGAACATGTTTATAAGAAATTCATCAATAGGTAGGGCTTTTATAGATACAATTATTTCCGGTTTACCACTTTATCGTGAATGGTATCTATTTGAAAATCAACTTATTCAAGATTTGTGTATTGGTACACATTTAACAGAACAAGGTATAAAAGCGGGTGGTACTTTATGGGGGTGTGTCATTAAAGTACTTCCACAACGTATATTTAATTCATATGATTATAAGAATATACCACTTCTTAAAAGTAGAACTAATTATAACGATATACTTGGTAACAATGGTGAATGGAGAGAAGGTGATTTCATTATTCAATGGCCTTCTACCAACTTGGAATACCGTCTAAAAGAAGCGGAAAAGTTATATAAAAGTGAAAAAATAATATCCTAATAAATATATGTTCGAATCCGATTTGGAATATATCGATACGCTTAATGCTGATAATGTTAATAACATGGCGCAACTCGAAAACATATTAGAATTTCATAATATATCCATGTCCAAAGACGATAATAAGTATATAATGGAAGAATATTCGGCATGTGATAAGGTAAGTAAAGATGTAATATCGTGGTATTATCGTAACAAAAATATACTCAAGCAGATGAAAGAATGGTATGATATTTATAATGAGGAACTGTCTCAATATAAACAAAAAGTTTCAGACGTTAAAAATCGAATAAGTGAAATGAAAAAACATTAATACAACTTGAGAATTTCAGCAACTGCGGGGTGTCGCAAGATGTCATCTTCATTCATGATGACATGTTCGATATATTCTAATTCTAAACCTTTTATACGTTTAACAAGATCGGCAAGGCCATTTTTTGGTCCGAGATCACTTTGTTTCAGGTCACCAGTAACGATCATTTTTGAATTATCACCGAGACGTGTAAGTAACATTTTCATTTGGTTTGGTGTACTGTTTTGCATTTCATCTGCAATTATAAACGAATCGTTAAACGTTCTACCACGCATGAAACCAAGTGGTTCTATGCGAACATGTTGTTCAAGTTGATTACGTGTTAAATAATTTTCGAAAACATCCATCATTGGTCGTGTCCATGGTTCCATTTTTCGTTCCATTTCACCGGGTAAATACCCCATATCTTCATCCGCCGCAACGATAGGTCGTGTGAGTATTAGTTTCCTTACCTCTTTTTCTCTAAGTTGTTCTGCAGCCAGCTGACACGCAAACATGGTTTTACCAGAACCGGCTGGACCGGTGGTAATGATAATTGGTTTAGGAGACTGTATAACTCTTAAATACTCACATTGACCTGGTGTTTTGGGGAAGTTCATTTATATAATTACTTAAGGTTTTTTGTTTTAATATAATAAATGGAATTTCACTTTATAAATGTAACTCGCGGTGGGTACACAACCATGACAGACCCACACGGACGCCCACGTATACTCTGTTTTAGCGAAGCACGCGTCGCTCGTAACTGTGTGAGGTACATATGTAGATACCGTTCGTCATTCGGTGTATGGCCCGTTATGAATTTATCAAATCCGGTTGCAATGATTGACCCTAATAAAAATGCAAAAAAACGAACACCTCATGAGATAAGTAAATACGTACACATCGAAGAAAAAACAAAGAGCGACCTCGATTTCATGTCTTTGGCAACTGGTGTATCTTATTTTTACTGTTACGACTTTGAATATAAAGACGATTTGTTAAGAATAAGTGTGCGTGGTCAGGAAATTGACGGTATAGCTGACCAAACTCGATACAAAGAAAGATTAAATTACAGGTTAAAGAATGTATAACATGTATAAATACAATGACATTTGTTAAAGAATTCGACCCGAAAAATGAAAAACACGTTTTATGGTTACAGAGAATAGATGAATCTATGGCGAAAGCAACAGACCAAGAAAAATATGGTGGTGAAAATTTCATGAAAGTCGTAAATGAAAATCCCTTTGGTATAAAAATGACAAACCCCATGCAATGGGCAGAATCACATTTTCAGTTGTGTATGAAATATTCACAAGCCATTTTCAGAGGAGTAGCTTACATTCCTACTCAAGGGTCGACTGATTAAAAGCGAAGAAGATCGAGTTCGAGGGTGTGTACCATTCGTCATTTCCCTGTATTCTTTAAGTGTAAAATCTTGTGGTTCTGAATAGTCGTCCATTCGTATTAATAGAATTCGACCAAATACTATCATATTTGTAAACGGTCTTGGTAATCTATTTTGATTTACGGGTAAGTCGAACTCTGTATCACAGAGTTCACATTTAACTATAACAACCTGTTCATCAGGCCATTGCCCTAAAAAACTAGCTTTACCCCTTAAAATTTTAAATATTTCGTTTTTTTCAGGGGCGATATCTAAATTTATTTCACGAATATCATTTTTTCTTTCATTTATTAAGACAGCACGTGTCATTTTATTATGCACAAATAAAAAAGTTGCTTTCTAATAAATGAACAAGCCACTTTTATACATTATTGCACTTGTTACAGTTTATATTTTACTTAGTAAGTCTGAACTGTATAAAGGTGTATATGCACTTGATGCAGAATGGTCAAACACGCGTAATGATTTTAAACGTACTGCGGATCCATTTAATACATGTTCTCCTGAATCATTTGATGATTGTAAAAAAGTTAAAATGCCACACTTAAGTAGAGCTTGAGTTATTTTATAAACAAAATGTTATCGAGACAGTATGCACTTGAAAAATATTCAGAAATTTTAGGTATATCAAAAGAACATGCAACGTGTATAAATCTTGAAAAATGTACATATAATGAAGTTATAAAACGAACAAAAGAGCTTGGTGATGTACCAGCGGAAAATAATCGTTTATTTATAAATCGTTACAAACATACATTTCTCAAAATTAAACACAATTTACTACATTCACCGACACTCAAAGAAAGGATTTTAAAAGGTGAATTGAAACCAAAAAGTGTTTTAGAACTATCCCATCAGGGTTTATGGCCCGATGGTCCATATGCAAAAATATTAGAAAAGAATATTAGAGAAAATATGAAAAAAGATTGGGTTACGAATATGATTAATGATCCGGAATATAAGGGTTTATTTCGGTGTAAACGATGTAAATCATATAAAACAACTTTTTATCAGATGCAAACTCGGAGTGCAGATGAACCTATGACTGTGTTTGTTACATGTCATAATTGCGATTCTAGGTGGAAATCTTAATTTTTAGAGCATATTGAGTATCAGTAAGATCTGTATCCATATCACCAACAGACAACACATAATTTAAACCACTTTTGCGTTTAATATTACCCTTATTGTGTGCTGGTGTTATAACAAGAGTGTCATAAGGTATACCATATTGCTGAAGTTGAAGTTTTGTAAATTCTACGGTTGCCTGGATTGCGGGTCTTGCAGTAATAATTATAATTTTATATCCTAAATGTTTAGCATAATGTAATAATTTAATAATAGGAACATTCGCTTTGCCATTCGTAAAAATAAGAGTATCGTCTATATCAAACATAACAGCATCCCTTTGACTAATTATTCTATTTTTAAGAATCGCGTCCATTTAATATACTTTAAGAATTAAAAACAATAAAAATAAAATGGAAAAACAGATTGTTGATGTTGATTATGAAGATGGTTTAACGTGTATAGCTAAAATATTAAAAGATATGGGTACGGATTGTGAAGTTGCCATATTAGAATATTATGGAGATGGTGAATGGAATTTTAATAAAGAAGAAACTGATACTATTTCTAAAGATTCTATATCAGGATTTTATGACACTACAAAACTTGAAGATACAGGGTTATATGAAAAATTAAAAAATGGTATGTATACGGAAATAGACAATTCTGATTTTGAATATGAAGTTGCATCATCGGAGGATGATGAATCCGAATCAGATGTGTCTTTAGTAGATGAAGAATATTTATAATATCTGTGTATTATAAATGAAAAACAAATACCTTTTACCAACGTCTATAATTGTAGTAATCCTTCTTTATACTTTTTTTTATGAACCAAAAAAGAAGGAGAAATACTGTGGAGCATGTGGATTAAAGTAATATATTTATAGTATATTATGGATCCCTTTAAGAAACGTGTCACAAAAAAAGACAAAAAGTTAAAAAAGGAAGTGTATACACAAAAGTATATCAGACTTAAACAAATGATTCTTTATAAACTTAATAAAAAAGATGGCCCCGTACAACCCACCAGTAACACATTATAGTCAAATGGACGTTTCGATGTATGACGAGGATGAGATTTTCAAGTTTATTGGTAAGAACGGTAAAAAGTTTTATTGGCTTACACGTTATCTTGAATTGTCATACATGTGGTATGATAAAGAACGAAAAGTTATAGAACTTTGGGGGCCGTATGAATCTTTACAAAATTTTCAGGCCCATCATATTTTAGAATGTGAATTAGACCTAAGTTGTAATAAAATTTTAGTAAATTAAGATAATATGTCAAAACTTATACCAGGAACCTTTTTATATAAAATTGTTAATGGGGAAAACACTAAAGTACCCGAACGCAAACCATTTCATGTTCAAAATGCGGAAAGTTATGTAAATCTTCTGAAAAAGAATTACGAATATTATGGTATTCCTTTTAAACACCCAAACGTTGAAGAAATGCCACCGTATCCAAAATATAATATCGTATCTGAAAATTGTATAGAAAATCTCGATCAAATTAAAGTTTGTTTTACTGTTCTTAAATCGGGTAAAGTTCGTGTAAAAGTATTACCACAAGTGGCAATTTTAAACGAAAAATATTACTCCAAAGGTAAACTACCACCAATTAAGAGTGTTATAAGTGCTTTTAAGTCAGTAGGATATTCACAAGAATTTGTTGATTCCATTTTAAAAAAGTACACGGGTCGTAAAAAATTGATTGAACAGAAATGGAAAATACTCGAGAAACGTTTTGATGCACCTTCGGTATCTGCCGCGAATAAAAAGAAAAAAGCTGATAAAAAAGCTGAAGCTGAAGCTGAAGCCGACATAGAGGAGGATGACGATGAAGAGAAAGAGAAAGACGACGATGAACCTGAAGAAGACGAAGCGATTGAAATCGACGAAGAAGGTGATGAAGAAGAAGTTGTCGAAGACGAATACATATCAGATGGGGGTGACGATTAAAACTTAAGTTAGACCATTTTTTAATAAAAAAATAAGTAAAATGAATATATTTTTTCTATCCATGAACTCTACCGAACTTGCTAACCTGTATTGTGATCAACATGTTATCAAGATTCTTTTAGAAATATGTCAAATGCTCT